AAAACCGTCCCTTGCTTATTGTAGCGGACATGGAAGGCCAAGCACTGGCTGCTGTCATAGCTAACGCTGTTCGGGGCACCATGAAAGTTGCAGCAGTTAAGCCCCCACGCTACGGGGAAGAGCGCAGGAATATTCTTAAAGACACCTGCTCCTCCACTGGTGCGACGTTTATCACACGTGAGAACGGACTACAGTTAAAACAGGCTCAGCTTACTCACTTTGGTCAATGTAAATCAATCTCGGTAAACAAGGGATGGACTACGCTGGTTGGTGGCAAGGGTGACTACGAAGAGATTGATAAAAAGATTGAAGCCCTAAAGGTGGAGATTAGAGATACAGAATCACTCAAAGAGTGTGAAAGGATCCAAGAAAGAGTTACTCGACTCGCTTCTGGCGTTGCCGTCATCAGAGTAGGTGCGGCCACAGAGGTTGAGATGATCGAGAAGAAGCACCGGATTGATGACGCACTCGAAGCAGTTCGGTCTGCGCAAGAGGAAGGCATCGTTGCTGGTGGAGGTGTAGCACTGCTGCGCTCTTCGGCAAACCTTCATGTCGAAACAGACAATGAAGAACAATCCATCGGAGCCAAGATTATTCTTGACGCAGTTGAAGAACCCCTGCGTCAAATGGCTAAAAATGCTGGAAAATCACCGGATCTGATTGTTGATAGGGTAAGGCACCTTAAAGCTAATTGGGGCTACAATTTCATGAATGATAGCGAAGTAAACATGCTTGATGAAGGCATTGTTGACCCTGCAAAGGTAACTCGCTGTGCCCTACAAAATGCGGTGTCAGTCGCTTCAACATTGATCACAACAAGTCACGCTATTGTTTCTTAGGCGCACTACTTAGTATCGGAGACTGATTATGAACCCTGAAGATTTAAACGAGTTGAGGATTACATTAGTTGAGATTAACAGTGACCTTAAAGCGATGGTGGCAAAACAAGAAGATTTGCACAATGACATTAAAGATGTTAAGTCAGCTATCTATAATCCTAATTCTGGTCTTTATACAAGAATACGTGACCTTGATGAAAGGATAAAGGACTTGGAAGGATGGCAAGGTAATGTTACCAAGATTTTATGGACAATTGCCACAACGGTGACCGGACTGGTTGCCGCAACAATTTATAAACTAATAATGGAGTAAAAAATGGATGTTAGAATAGGTTATTCTGTCGATCTGGAAGAAGTTCCAGAGAAAGTCGCAGATATGTTAAGCGAACTGAGTTTGCATAAAGCTGGTCATTTGGCTTCGCTTGCTACGGAAATGATTGGATTAGGACATTACGAAGTGGGCTTGACCCTTTTGGAAAGCGCAAGGTTAGAATTAGGATCAGTAGACAGGGGCCTAAATGAGGCTCAAATGATTTTGTCTGGCTATAAATCAGCTAAAGAGCGACCAACTGAGGAACCAATTGATAAAAGTGCGGAAGCTCCAAATAACTCCGGAGAAGAGAATGCTGGTTAATGGAGACTTGGTTAGAGTCCCACAGGGAGCAGTGATAATGGGAATAGAGTCAGATCCGACTCCAATCCGGGTTGCAATTGATCCTTCGATTGCTATTGTCATTGACAATAAGCCTACCAACGATGACCTAATTAAAATCCTGATGGATGAAGAGGTGGTTTTCGTTGATAAACGTAAAGTACAGTTTGTGGGTGGCTAATGTTTATTAAAGTAGTAAAAGTAATTGAACGCTGGATTAGCGGAGAGAGAGGCTTCTATCTTGCTGAAATCTCATTGAATCCTAACCACATAACGTTTTTGACGGAGAACCAGCAGATTAAGCAATCTCTAAAAGAGTCAAAAATAGGATTGAGCTTGCATCCCGATGCAGAGTTCACCGACATTAAGTTGTCTTCGGGCAAAAAGATAACTGTTGTTGGCACTACATCTTTGATTGAGTCAAAGATTTTAAAATCAAATAGAAAACTATTGAGGGATTAATGCGCTATTTTGAAGTTTACGCATGGACAGAGTGTCCTTTCTGTTCTCATGCAAAGGAGCTTTTGATTGATAAAGGCGAACAGTTTATGTTTTGTTGCTTAGATCAGTCAGACGCTTTATTAAGATTTTTTAAGGACAAGTACAACTGGAACACTGTTCCCATGATCATAGAAAAACACACAGAGAAAAACTATGAAAAGTTTATTGGCGGATTTACTGATCTTGCCAAATATTTGGAGGAAGGATGAAAGTAGATAAGCCTTGGGGTCACGAGATTAGGTGGGCGATTAATGATAAATATCTTGGCAAGATTCTGCACATAAATAAAGGTGCGCAGCTTTCGAGGCAGTATCATGAGAAAAAAGACGAAACAATTTTTGTTTTGAATGGGGTCTTGATTTTAGAGTTAGGAAAAGACCCCGTTAAGCAGGTCATTTTAAAGCCGGGCGAAAGCCACAGAATAGAGCCAATGACCATCCACCGCTTCAAAGCACCACCAGACAATTGGGTGAAATTGGTAGAAGTTTCCACACCGGAAATAGAAGATGTTGTTAGGATAGAAGATGACTACGGAAGATCTTGAAGAAGGAAAGGCATATTCTATCGAGTGGGTTGATGGTGATTTTAAAACCGACTGTGTTTATATAAGAGAGCATAGGGGCTTTCTAATCTTTAAAGACAATAACGGAATGAAAGTTTTTTGTAGACCAACAAGTATAAAAGCCTTGACCTTGTTGGAGGGGTGATTATATTATAGTTGTGTCGCCTAAACGGGACACATAACCAAGTCAAACTTGCTATAAAAGGAGATTAACTATGACTTATTCACTACAGATACCATCCATCATGCACAAAACCATGTTTGGAAACCTATTACATGACTTCCATAAGATACCAAAAAGGAAGTCCTTCCCTATCACTGATGTCTATCGTGACGATAACGATAATCAGGTTATTGAAATGGCTCTTGCTGGCTACAATAAAGACTTGATTAAGATTGAAGTGAGATCCAATCAAATTACGATTAGTTCTGCTGGGGCGGACTCTAAAAGAGAGAGCAATATCGCCAGAAGAGGGTTTCTAAAAACCTTTATTGATTATAACAACGAGATGGACTTGTCCAACGCAAAAGCAACCTTTGTTCAAGGCTTGTTACGAGTGATTGTGTCACCAAAGACCAGTGCTAAATGCACGACCATTAGCATTGATTAGTCCCACGCTGTCCTGATATTAGGCCATTAGCGCAAGCTTTTGGCCTTTTTTGTTTTTCTCCCCATAGTTACTAAAGGGGGGACATTTTATGTTATTATTTTTATTTTCATGCGTCATGCCGTTGCTGGACACTTCGGATGACATGGTAGTTGAGAACGATGAGCACTATTCATTTGAGGTGAGCAAGGTTGATCGTAGTTTAAGATCATCAGTTAAATTGGTGATTAAGTTTGATGCGGTGGAGGCTGGTCATGCATCCGGTAATTATTTTAAGCACGGTAGGCACAAGTTTATCATAACAGCAGCGCACGTTGTAGACGGTGGAGAGGTGTGGATTCAAGATGGCTTAGAGATAGTTAAGTCGGAGACTTTGTGGGTTGATAAGGATCGAGATATTGCCATAATTCGCCCAATGGGTGAGTTGCGAAAAACAAGACCAATAAAATTTAAAATCAATTCAGACAATAATAAAGTTGGTACCATAATTAGATACGCTGGTTATCCATCGCATTTAGGAAAAATGGTACTACAGGGAATGGTTGCAAAACAAAAAGAACAAAAACTACTACTACAGTGCTGGGCACTACCCGGATCGTCTGGGTCTGTCATATTTGACGAAAAAGGCAGAGCAGTGGGTGTTTTGTCTGCTGTTGCGGTTGAACTAAATCCGTGGGTGGGCATCCCAGAATTGCAAGAAAATATAGTCTATGCTGGTAGGCTGGACTTTATTGATAGGCACTTCCTTAGGGGAGTTCTGAAAGGTGCAGACTGACGACCATGAGTTTGTTTATAGCGTTGGGACACTGATAGAGGACACTGGTAAGCTGGGCATCATAACGAGAGTCTTGGCTTCTGGTGCTCTTAAAACCAATGTTTCCGCCATTAAGTGGAGAAACAATTATGAGATTTCTTACAACGATGGTGACATTCAAATAATAGCTGAATCAACGTTTGTTAGGCTCGTTGAG